CTTCACTATTCTTGGTCGTATTATTTTTGGAAAGTATATATCTCGTTATGTTCAATTACGTTGTAAACATGGTGGAGCCATAGGTATCAATCCTTATGGCTCAGAATGGGAAGAAATTTACGATCAACTTAATGTTTTTAAAAATGTGAACGATGGAGATTATAGTAAATTCGATAAAGATTTACTTAAGGAAATTTTTGAACTCTTTTTCCTTTTTGTGAAACAAATAATACCAGAAGATATTCAATACGAAGGGAGAAGTGTACATTGGTGGATAGATCAAATTCTCAAATGTTGTCTCTTCTCAAAGACGCTCACTATCGTGCAAGGAGTTAAATTGTTAATGCAGACGCTCCATGGTAATCCTTCGGGATGGTTTCTTACAGTTTTCTTCAATGATTTTGCTAATAAAGTTTATATGACTTACGCTTGGATAAAACTTAACCCCACTTTAGATATTAAAACTCGTTGTGATCTATTCTTTAAAAATGTTGTTATCTTCTTCTTTGGAGATGACAATATTTTCTCAGTATCAGATCAATTCTGCAATCAATTTAACGCTTTCACTGTCTCTAATATTCTCAGAAATGATTTAAATATTACATACACAAGTGGCGACAAGACCGATGAGGTATCGTTTAATAAAAGTATCTGGGAATGTAAATTTCTCAAGAATAGTTTTGTAAGACATTACTCTGGTCGTATTGTTGCTGGTTTGGATAAGAACACCATTCAAGAGATGGTATCTTGGACTAAAGATCGAGACAATTCAATGGAACAAATTTTTAACACCGCCCTACGCTATTCCTATTTTTGGGGCGCACAATACTTCGCTGAGAATCGAAAGAAACTTCTTAGTTTCTGTGATACTTTAATCACATACAACGAACTTGATTATGAATATAATTCGTATCAAGGCATCAACTTTGAAATTTATGATAAAATGGAATCAAAAAAGTTTGAAAATAAAATGGCGAAACTTGACTCTGTGAAAAGAGCAATGGACTCACCAATCAAAATACAATCTAAAGACATGACAAATGGCTTTCGAGATGATGATGCTACACGCTCCACTATGCGGAATTTTGGCGTTAATCTCGTTAATCAAAATATCGACTCAATTACAAAATACTACAACAAACCTGCCGAGATTAATATACCCGAAGCTGCTTCGACATTGAAGAAACTCTTGAGTAGACCAATACTCGTCACTAATACAACAGTACCTGCTGGCACCTTTGGATCCGTCATTTCAATAAATATGCCAAATGCGTGGATTAATGCTTCCTCATCTATCAAAGATATCGCGAATGCGTATTTCCTTTTTAAAGGAAAACTCAAGATGCAAGTTACTTTGCAATCTACACCCTTTAATGCGGGAGCTATGGTTGCGCATGTATCCTATAAGGAAGAGTCATCATGGTTGAATAGTCATCTAGCTCTTGATTCAATAAGCAATGCGTGGATTCGACCGCATGTTGAAATGGACTACTCTGATTGTGCAGCAAATAAGATAATGGATATACCATGGAAGTATAAGCGCGAATATTGTGACTTTAGCGCCCTTGCTGTTGACTCAATTTGTCAGATCTATTTTGATAACTATGCCCCAAACACTTTTGCCGCATCTCTTTTGGTATATATCTGGCTTGAAGATGCTGACGTCGTTGTCACCCGCCTTGGTGCGAATCCCTTTCTCTTATCAGGCAGAAAAGCTACCCCTGCAGCAGTGACCACTAAAAAGATGTTAACAACGCAAAGAATGACTGCAAATCGAGAAAGTGAAAGCGGCCCGAGAAAACCCATACCAAAAGTTATGGGTTTCACCCTTTTCGGAGATACTGTTACTAATGTAACAACGAATCAGCAAATTGGCTCTGTCGAAGGCAATGTTGTTCCAAACAACCTTACTGGAGATCAATTCGATATTGAAGGCAAACTATCTTTGAGTGCCCTCGATCAACCAAATATCCCTATCGAGGCTCAGAATGTTATTGCCACTCGTGAACCAACTACATCTAATGCTGATCAAGTCACCCATAAAGAAAAGATGAATCTCTATCCTAAGGAACAACTCTTAGCTGATTTTGATACGTTTGGCATTGATGAAGATGAGATGAGCATCGACTATTTGAAACGGAAATGGTCCTTGTGCCCTATGAATACTGGGCCAACTTTCACTTACACTACATCTACAACACCCTACACCGTTTTGTCGGCTGTTAATGTGGGACCTTATGGAGGTGCCCCAACTTGGATTGGTGCAAAGACTGGCGCTGTTCCTTTCTCCTTTCTGGACTATATCACAAAGAATCATCTTCTTTGGAGAGGATCTCGTTCTAAGAAAGGAAGTTTGGAATATCGCTTCAAGTTTTGCACTAACCGGTTTCAGTCGGGACGTATTGCTGTTGCGTACAATCCTGTCGCAAATTGGTATGATATGTTTAACACTCTTGCAACAACCGGTCTGACTTTTTCAGCTGATCAACTCGGTGCTTGCTATGTCGCATACTTTGATATTAATGGCCAAAACAATGAAATCATTGTCAGATTACCTTATGTCGCGAACACACCCTGGAAAGCGATTTGGACTGGTTCAGATACCGCTGTTGGAATCCAATCGGACCAACTTAAACAATTAGAAGCTTCTTTCGCGGGAGTTCTCGTTGTGTTGGCTATAACCCCTATGGTTTCCCCTGTTGGCTCTGCAACTAGTGTTAATGTTATACCCTTTGTGCGAGGAGCTCCCGGATTTCAGATGGCCGTACCCTCCAACCGTAACAACTATGTTGCTGGGTCATTCATTGTTAGCACTCCTGAAACTGCTACAAATACAACTACTACTAAGGCCAGAGTCATGAGTCAAGATAAGAAGAAGATCAGAATTGACTGCTGGGAACTATTGCGCCAAATCATTAGAATGCCGAAGGTGGAATTTGAATTACCATATTACGTTGAGCCAAAGCAAGACGAAGAGAATCCTAAAGTACAATCGGATGACTTCGTTTTTCTTGGTGACGACGTAACTACAAAAGATGATAATTACGGCATTATACCTACACAATCTCTAAGAGACTTGTGCAAGCGTTTTTCACCTTACGTAACTGCTACAAGTTTTCTTAACATCTATCGAATGTCGCCAACTCGAGCGCTTGCGATAGGATATCCTGCTGGTCTCTATCGAGTTGGAGTGATGATGAACATCCCAGTTTTTCCATCTAATGAAGACACCAGATTAAATAACAATCCAATGAATATAGTCCGCCCTACTTGGATGTATAACTATGGGAGTATGTACCAAGGTTATCGCGGATCAATGAAATTCAGAATAAAAACATCACTTGTTCGAGGCTCTAATACACCGAACATTGCATACATTAATAGACCATTCGAGGATTTCCACATGATTGTCGTGCTCAACGAAAATCTGTGTAATACTTCTCGATACTACAATGAGGGGGATAGAATTGGCACTGTTAGCAATGTTTTTAACAGCCCAATTTCCTCCCTCACTCGCCCAGACGGCACCCGCTCGCAAGATTTGGGACAAATCTTGTTCGAAGCTAATTTTAGTGGAGATATCATAAAAGATATTGAAATACCACTGCATCTTATAAACAAATACATCGAAATGGAAAACAATATAGAAGGAGACGACATTACCGAATTTCGTCCTGAACTTGAAATAATGATTTACAAGAATATCGTTGTCAAAAGCCCCGCAACTACAATCGCTGCCACCGCTGCCCTACCTAGTATACTCAATGCATACCAGGACGCCACAGTTAACCTCGAGGTTCTATCCTCAATTGGTGACTCTGGTCGTTTTGGTGTTCTTGATGAGTATGGCTACTTTGGAATCCTTGGCACATCGGTTTATTTTTCGGATGCTACACGACTGCGAGGTCTTCAAGACTTTGCTCCAATTCTACCAACTTAATTTACATCATTTCCTTGTGGGTTTTGATGCTTATAAGCTTTCCCACTTATTTTTCCTCTTCTAACTTTTATGGAGGAAAATATTTTATAGAAGAAATTCCGCTGTTAGAGCGTAAGTTCAAAAAATTATGGAAGAACGAAAGAAAAGAGCTCTTGAAAGTAAACGCGAAGCGGAAGCGAAAGGCGAGAAATATCCTGAAATTCGCATTGAAGAAAGTGGCGATGTTCCAGTGGAAGTACGTGACAATGGTGATGGTTCCTATGGAGCTGAATACATTGCTACTGATCCTGGTATTTATGCCATCTCTGTGTTAATTGGGCCACAAGCTGAACATATCAAAGACTCTCCTAAAGAAATTCCTGTTCACTTGGCCAAACCTCAAGTTGTCTTCTGGCGACACACTCATGCCAAACAAAAGGAAGAATTACAGCATCTCAAAAAACGATTAGCCGAAGCCGAGCAAGTGTTGGGCAAGCATGGCTTGTCCCTTCCACCTGGTCCTGCTCAAGAGGAATATTAAGACGACGTAAGTGTGCTGCATACACAACGCAACAGAAGCTCTCACCTTAACGCTTCTATACATTAGTCGTCCCCCACTTTTACTTTGATCTTCCGCATCTTTTTCTTTTAACTCTGGATTTTATAGTTTTCCTGTGTTGCGTTGTTTATGCACAGCGCAAATATGTCGCGTACAGATGTACCTATATGCGTGTGCATCCTGTATGTAAATATAAATTACTTTTGTG